TGGTCTATGCTCGCCCGAAAGCGAGTGAATCTGACGTCTAACAAACCGTCAGCACGGGAGTAACTACCCATGGTCGCACCTGTTACTGGTCCTTTTCCCGTTTCCGAGGGTACCCTACCGTCTTCTCGCGTGTATCGACAGGTAAGTCGATATAAGCAAGCGAAGCCGATAGATCGCCCTTTACCATATATATGGCGGCACGCCGTTGTTGTTCAACGTCAACGTGATGCGGGGTTCATACAGGCACAGAATATTCCGTCTATCCCACAGAACTTGTGTGAGGCGGGGTTGTATGCGCAATGTACGAATGTAGCTTATGATAAGCTCAAGAACGCAGTCAGTGCCCAGGCCCAAATGGGCGTGGCTCTTGCTGAGCTCGGTCAATCCACGAGAATGATTACTACGAGACTTACCCAGCTTGCTGGGTTGGCTCGCGCAATCAGGAAAGGCGACCTTTCAGCCGTGACACGCGTCCTGCGTGATGACTTCCAATCTTTCGACCGCAAAATAAACAAAATAGCGGTTGGAGGACGGGGTAAATCCCGAAAAGTCACCAAAGGATTCGCGGGTATATGGCTGGAGACCGTCTTCGGGTGGCTTCCTGCAGTGCAGGATATCTACTCGTCGATCGATGTCCTTCAGAATCCCATTAAGTCCATAAGACCTAGTGGTTCTGGCAGTACGGATGTAAGAAACGTACTGATTACCGGCTCCAAGGGTAACTGGCAAAGTGTCGGTTACCATGAGAGACGGTATGAGGGCATGGCTCATGTCAAGATGGGGTGTGAGGTATCGGTATCAAATCCGAATCTCTACCTCGCGAACAACCTTGGTTTAGTCAACCCGGGTACGATCGCTTGGGAACTGATTCCTTTCAGTTTCGTTGTCGATTGGTTCGTAAACGTGGAACAGTTCCTTTCTCAAGGAACCGATTTCCTCGGACTAAGTGTGACCAACACTTATACCACACGTAGCACCGATGGTGTATTGTTTGAAGCAGATTGGAATCCTTATCAGAATCCAATGATTGCTTCTCAGTACGCCACCTATGCGAGTGGTAATCGGAACGGCGGTCTTTCGGGACCAACGCTCAAGGTCAGGCCTTTTAAGCTGCCAAGCTGGAGGCGCGCCGCTACGGCGTCCGCGCTCCTAGTACAGGTGCTTTCTAAGTGACTAATCCCTCCTACAAACTGGAGAAGCGCAATGCCCGCAATGGCATCAATCACCGTCAAGAAGTACGACGGTACAACCGACATCATCTTCGATGCTCTGTCGGCTTCTGGGGGTGATGGTTCCCCCGCGGTTTGGCGCCAGGATACTGGCGCCGCCGCAGCACTTCCGGTCGGACTTCGGTCCGTGGCCAAAGTGTGGAGTACGTGGAACGGCCCGAAAACCGCACGGCAAATCAAAGGAAACTTTGTGATGCCGTACGCGGTTCAGGACTCTACCACGACACTCTACTCGGCTAAAGACCGGGTAGTGTGCGACTTCATCATCACCATGCCCCAAGCGATTCCGGCTGCCAACCTCAACGAAGCCTATCAGATTCTGAATCTGTTGGCCTCTACGTTGATCAAGCAGTCCGTCGCAGCTGGGTACTCCCCGACCTAAACCTTTGGAGTCACAATGAGTGCTTCTTACGAGTGTCGTGTTTACCATCTCCCTGGATACGTCCTTCAGGTCGACTACTTTTATCGACTCGATCCCGAAAAGGGTCGAGTCTTGGAGCGGAAGATCTGGACGTACGCCGAACGGAATGGCGATACGTTGACTTGGAGAGGCCTTAACGTGTCTCCTTCGGTTGCAGAGCAGCACGTCGTAAAGGCGTTTGCTCGGATCGGACCTTGGCTCGAAATGCCTGAAAAGGTTATAAGAGCCTGGGCTACAGATGGGGGTTCGTACGTGGATGGTGTCCCGGTTAATTCCGAGTGGCACTTCCATCACGAGTTCCCGTTCCTTCGTAAAGAAGGATACAAACTGTAGGAGAGATGATGAAGAGCCTGCTACCAAATGAAGTGGTGCGGACGGTCTCTCACCTGTTAGAGGACCTGGATACTCCTATTTCTCTTAGCGTTTCCTTACGGTTGCGCTATGGGGAGTGGGACGGGATCGCAGAAATGCATTGCGACCCACGATCGTACCTTTGTAGCAATCGCTTTGCCCGCGACGCAGCTGCCATTGGCTTGCTCAAAAAGCTTAAAGAGCTTCCGACAAGCCATGACAGACGCGCAGCAGCCATCACGAAGTGGTGGGAGGGCGAGCGGCAGTGCTACAAAACCAATGAAAGACTTCAGGTTTACCTCCCTGAAAACCGTCTTTTCGACGATGGGAGTCCTGCGATTCGGTCCTTTCTGGATCGAACTCGGCAAATAGTCTTTGATTGGATAGGCTACGGGCCTGACATCCTTGCGGATGGCAGGTTCGGGCCAGGCGCGACTTTTTCCAATCGCGGCGGGAAAACCACTGTACCCGACAAAATGTCTACCGACCCCGTTATGACACGGGACGCCTGTTGGCACCTACCGCAGTGGTTAGGTACTCAATGGGGCGCTGCTATAGCGCAACGTCCTGGAGAGATTTCTGTAGTCCCCGGCAATCGTTTCACAACGGTAGCCAAAACCGCGAAGACGGATCGTTCGATAGCTGTAGAGCCGTCGATTAACGTCTTCTATCAACTGGCCCTCGGGCGACAGTTGCGGCGGCGCCTAGCAAGGCGACCGCATACTCTCCGAAAAGGCGGCCTCCCGGCTGTCTATAAGGCGTATGCGCATTGGGACTTAGATCGTGCACAAGACATACATAGGCAGGTTGCCTGTGAGTCCTCTGTCACTCGAGAGTTTGCTACTCTCGATCTCTCAAATGCAAGCGATACCGTAGCTACGTCTCTTGTCAAGACATTGCTACCCCAAGGATGGTTCGAGGCCCTCGACGATCTTAGATCGAAGAAGACGCTGATCGATAACCACTGGGTCGTGCTAGAGAAATTCTCTAGTATGGGTAACGGTTTCACGTTCGAACTTGAGACGATTATTTTCGCCGCCCTGGCATGTTCTACCGCACGCGAGTGTGGCGGAGCCGGCCTTCTGGGTGACGACGTCTTTGTGTTCGGCGACGACATCATTGTCAAAAACAGTGTTGTGCGTCCTCTGAAATCGGTTCTTGAGTTCTGTGGGTTTTCGTTGAACAGCGAGAAATCGTTCTACGACGGAGTCCCGTTCCGAGAGTCTTGCGGGGGCGATTATTTTGCTGGGAAACCAGTACGTCCCTACTTCCTCAAGGAGCTACCAAATGGACCTCAAGACTTTGTCACTTTTGCTAATGGCGTCAGCCATCTTACCGATCGGCTTGCCCTTACGGGCGAGTCGGTTAGTAGGCGTGCTTGGTTTTCTATCCTTGATTGTATCCCTCTCGGGGTACGATCTTGCCGTGGGCCAAAAGCCCTCGGTGACGTCGTCATTCACGACGACGTTGGAAGATGGTCAACACGCTGGCGAAGTGGCATCAGGTACATCAAGGCCTTAAGACCACATCGGATGAGAGTAATCCCATTCGACAGGTTTGAGGGTCAGGTTGTACTAGCTTGCGCGACCTATGGGACGGGAAACTATGGTACCCCCGAAAGGGGGCGCCTACGTCAAGAGGGTGTTATTCCTCGCGACGGACTCCTTTCTTATAAGGTTGGCTGGGTGCCCTACTCTTAAACAAGTAGGGCGTGAACGCTAACGACGTTTGCCGTTAGGGGGGAATTTTCCCCCGAG